ACCCTTTGCAGTTTGGAAGTTTCAGGATTTCATGCCATTGTGCAAACGGCATCAGTTCTGGTTTTTCTGTTTCTTTGTAATTTGGTTCGTTTGGAAGACCAAAATTTATAATCTTCAAATCTTCGTGTTTTTCTTTGACAAGATCAATCACTTTTTGAGCAAGAAATGGATTATAGTTTCTCGTAGGGTCATTACTCACATATTGATTATTTGGATTAAATCCAGCCGGTGCTTGGCCACCAGAAAATTGTATCACTATAAAATCTTTATCATCTCCCGCAACTCGTTTTGCATCTGATACATAATGGTCAGTGAACATCTTTGGTCGCATCTTCTCTTCGTACTTCACTCCGAACAATTTACAATAACTTTGGATGATATGTTGTTCACCCTTGATAAAGTTAGCCTTGTAAGGTTCACAGAAACAAATGTTTTGTGAATCTAGTATGCGTTTATCGTGAATTGGTATTGTGTTTGCATCAAGTGCATATTTGATATTGGTGTTTCCACCAAAAATATCTACATAAGGAGAGTGTATCTGAATTTTCTCCTTATCCTTCTTCACAAGTGCATCTATAATCGCTGTAAAGGCGACTTGTTTACCAATGCCGCCTTCTATAATATATGTGTTCATTTATGTTGTTTTTAGTTGTGCCTTCAATTCTGTTACTTCAGCGGATAATTCCTGTACTGACTTAATCAGAGGTGCAATAAAATCATCGTATGCTAAACTGACTGTTTTGTTTTCTTCGTTATAAGATGGTGTCCATCCAGACGGGCCGTGTTCTTCTTCTTTGTCTGAATATCCAGCAAAGTCGTTATAATTCAACCCCAATTTTGACAGAGTTTCTTTTACTTGTTGTCCAAGAAGACCAAACATAGTTCTTTGATGTGTATGAAAACATTCTCCTTCTTCAATTAGGTTTCCGTCTTTATCCAACTTATCCGCTTGAGGTTTCCATTTATAAGAAACTGGTCTTAGGAGATTGATAAAATCTAATCCGTAAGGAAGGTCTTTGATATTTTTCTTAGAACGACAATCAGAAGTTGCAGTAAATTGGGCAGCCATTACACAACCCCCAGCGATACAAGTTGTTGCAGCTGTTGTACTGTTTGCCATAAATCCAAGATTGGTTACACCAGCTTGAGTGGCTGCATCTCTTCCCGATTTCCATCCAAGTGCTGTTGTACAACTTCCTGTAGTTATGTTACAACCAGCGCAAACTCCAATTGCGATATTAAATTCTGCTTGATTAGAACCGCCACAAGCAACAGCAGCTTGCATTGCTTTGTCACCAATTGCAATATTACCACAACCAGTAGTAGCAGCACCAAGAGCATTTATACCAATTGCGATATTACATGCACCAGTAGTCAAAGCATCCATCGCAGAGGCACCTAGTGCAATATTATGATTACCAGAAACATCTCCAGCACCAAGAGCAGTATTTCCTATTGCGATATTATTATCTGCATCATTACCAGAAACAGCAAGTGCAGATTGACCTATTGCAATGTTAGAAACACCGTCAGTAGAAGCACTAAACGCCAATCTACCAATTGCTACGTTGTCTGTTCCAGAAGTCAAAGCATCCATTGAGGTTAGACCCATTGCGATGTTGTTTGTTCCAGTAACGATAGCAGCACCCATTGCTAATTCACCGATTGCAATGTTCAGACAACCAGTAGTTGCTGCGGCAAATGCATTTTTTCCGATTGCTATGTTACATATTCCAGTAGTCACAGCAGCTGCTGCACTGGCACCTATTCCAATATTGTGAATTCCAGAAACATCACCAGTTCCAAGTGCAGCATGTCCTATTGCGATATTTGCGTCACCATCGTTACCTGAAACGGCTAATGCTGAACGTCCGATTGCTATGTTATCAGCACCATCTGTAGAAGCACTAAATGCTAGTCTACCAATTGCGATATTATCTGTTCCAGTAAGTAAGGCGTCTGAGGAAGTCAATCCCATTGCAATATTGTTAGTTCCACCAGTTGCTGCTAATAATGCAGAAATACCAATACCAATGTTACCAGATCCAGTTGTAACACCAGTTCCTATTGCTAATCGTCCTATAGCGATATTGTCATCACCAGTTGTAGCAGCACCTAGTGCGTTCAATCCAGCGGCAATATTACAAGTTCCTCCCGCTTGAAGACCATCTCCAGCAGTAGAATCAAGTAATACGTTCCCATTGGTAGGGATGGATCGTAAGTTTGCGAGTTCTCTAGATTGTGACATAGTTATGACCTTCTAATAAATTTCTGATTACAGATATAATTCTATTCTTTTATATTTATAACCAAACAAAGTTAGACGACTATTTTATCAAGTCCAACTTTCTTCTTTTCTTCTTTGAAATTATCCCAGCTCATCGTGCCAGTTGACTTTCTTCTTACTTTTCCGTCTTTTTCTTTTGGTTCTGTGTGTAGTTCTGCTTGTGCTTCTTCTTCCAAATCATACAACTTCATCTTTGCTCTATCAATTCCAATCACAAAGTTTCTGTTTTTGACAGGATCATTGTATCTATTCTTGAGTTGTTTTACCTTGATTTGATTGTGTTCTTCCAGTTCTTCTGTAGAAATAAGAGCAAACATAAAGTCAGCAGTTGCAGGTAATCCAAAACTTTCACTGGTATCTTCTAGACCAACATCTGAACTCATAAACCCTGTTCGATTCAACTGAGTAGCAGATACGATAGGTAAATTACATTCTACCGCTAACCCTCTCAGTTCTTCAGCGATTGCTTTAACAACGAAATACGAACCAGCAGATATGTTATTCTTGTATCGTGTAGAAGTGCAAAGGTTTAGATAATCCATGAATATAATATCTGGTACGAACCCCTTCTTAATCTTCAGTTCGTTTATCAGAGCACGAAAGTTGTTTGTCGATGCAGTTGCTGTGGGATATTCCTTTATAATCAATTTTCCCTTGATTTTACCCTGTAACTTCTCTATCTTCTTCGTGTAAGTGGTCTTGGGCATATTCTTGAGAGAATCCAAAGGAACATTCATAAGATTAGCATCAATCCTTTCAGCAATTCTTTCCTCCGCCATCTCTAATGTGATATAAAGAACATTTTGATTTTCAGTAAGACAACTTGAAGCCATATGACACATGAATAGAGATTTACCTACTCCTGTTCCAGCAAGTGCAATGTTGAGAGTTTTTCTTGGAAGACCTCCACCAGTAATTCTGTTGAAATATTCTAAGTCGAAAGGTATTTTTTCTTCTTTTCTGTTATAAAACTCAAACCGCTCCACAGAATTGTCGAGATAATCGTGCCCGATATGAGTATCAAAAGTAACAGATAAAGCATCAGATAGGATAGTAGGGATAGCATCTTTGGAAATTTCTGATTTAGTAGATTCATCGAATATTCCTATGGAATCTGTGATTGCATTATAGAGTGCTTTATCCTGACAAAACTTTTCACTTCTTTCAAGTAACCACGATAAATCTTCTCTATTTTCTTTTTGATGAGTCGCCTCAGCTTCATTTAATAATTCAGTAGTGATACCGAATTGGTCTTCTGTCAAATCATTCCTATCACTCAATTCGATGATAAGAGCTTCTTTGCTAGGTAGGTTGGAGAACTTGTCAAAGTATTTATAGATTTCGTTGAAAACTGACTTGTCTGTATATTGAGAAAAGTATTCATCCTTTATAAAAGGCAAAGTTTTTCTAGCAAACTCTTCGTTGTATAATAAATTTCTGAGTATTGTATTTTCTATTCGTTCCATGTGTCAATTCAAAACTGGTTTAGTGAAATCATATTTTTTGTTTTTTTGGTCTTCAGTTTCTTGTTTATGAGCCTCTAATTCTTCACTGACTACATGAATGTAAATTAGACCAAGCAGATACTCAAACTCTTCTCCTGCTAGGTCAGAAACTTCTTCTCCCATCTCTGGTGGAATACCAATCATGTCATATTCATAACGTGCTTTGGTTGTTCCATCTTCATTATCTTTATCAGCAAATTGAAATCTTCCATATGCTACAACCACTCCCTTGAACGGACCTTTCTCTATTATGACACAAGCTCTATCTTTTCCTTCGGGGTCTGGTTTGATACTATAATGATTCTTTATCTCCGCTGGTGTCATCTCCATCGGTATCTTCTCCGATTTCTTCGTCTTCTGTTCTTCCATAGGTATACTCTACTTTCGTGTAATTATCAATTTGATTCAAGATGTCTTCTGTAAAATGTTTCTCTGGATTTTTGAGGATCTGTTTTCCGAATAGTTTTGAACCATCTGGAAGTTCGTATCTTGTTGATACTTTCTTGAATAATCCCGCGGCTTCTGCCATTTCAAGAAGACCGTAGTACTTACTCAATCCTTTGCTATACGTCAAGAGAACATCAACCATCTTATTCTCTTTAGTCATTCTTGATTTTTGCATCTTACAATGAATGATGTTTCCGATTACTTCAGTTCCATCTTTTTCTTTTCTCTTTGACAAAAATACGATAGAAGAAGCAGCGTATTGCATAGCAGAACCTCCACCCATAACCTTTACTGGATATAACGAACCAATCTGGTCATAGACATGATTGGTGACAATAAACGGAACATTCACTTTTGCAAGCATCAACGTAAGAACACGAAAAGTTCCCTTGATTACTTGTGCCTTTGTCATATCTCGTTTCTGGTTGTCTTCTGATACGTCTTTCATCTCTTTGATTGTTGACAGCATTCCCAAAGAATCCAGACACATCATCAATGGTGGTCTATCTGACTCTGATTGTTCACCATATTTTTCAAGTATCTTAACCGCTTGATGTCGAAACTCTTCTACTGTTGCAACAGGCATATGATATACTCTTGTTGTATCAATTCCACGGTCTTTGAGCATATCACTTGTCAATGCTGATTCTGACTCAAAGTAAATACATCCAGCTGTGGGATTCATATCAAGAAAATGCTTGATGATTCCTAATGTGAAGAATGTTTTACCAGTTGCTGACTCACCAGCAATTGCTGTTATCTTGTTTGCTGGTAATCCACCATAGATACTTCCTGACAATAGTGCATTAAACACATAAGAACCAGTATCAATGTATTGTGAAACTTCACCACCAAAAATACCATC